GCTGGGAGCAGTTTAAAATCGATGTGAAGCCGGCGTCAAACACCGGGGTAAACAAAGTGACTGTCGAGCTGGCGATCCCCGTTATGGAGATCCCGGCTGGTGGTACCTCAAGTGGTTACACTGCGCCCCCGGGCGTAGCTCACGTGCTCCGTGGTAAGGTTGAGATGTATTTTCACAACCGATCCATTGATGCAGATCGTAAAGACCTTCGCGTACTGCTGATGAATGCGCTAAATAACGCACAAGTCATCGGTGCAATTGAAGGTCTCGAACAGCCATACTAATACGTACGGCTTCGGTCTCATCATCTTATTTGCCTTAATGGCATTAGGAGCTCACGTGAAGAAAGTTCATGTTAAACATGACTTTTCTGGCGACTGGTCTCACGACCGCGCCAGTTGGGTTCTGACTGACCTGATTAATGGGTTAGTTCAGAAGAGTAACCACCCGGTACCGCACATAGCAGCCGCTTTAGCGACTTGCTTAGTACGGAGTCCCTCCCTTAAAGTGTTTGACAACTTGTGTGCACTACAACCTGATGGCGCGATGAGCGCTACAGATTACTACGTGCTCCGTCAGATCCAGGCGCTCTTCTCAAAGCGTGAAGAGATACCTGGGTTAGACGTTGACAAGGAGTCGGCAGCGTACGAGAAGTTTCTCGAGTCCGAGGAAATCTGCTTCAAGATGAACCAGGCGTTACGTAATTCAGACGACCCGCACTCTGCGGATCGCGCGATCTTATTACATAAGATGCAGCGGAAAATCTCTGAAATACTTGGCGCCTGCCCTTCCCTTGAAGAGTTGAATCTCGGGTTTGGGCCCGGCTCGAACGTAGGTTGCGGAAAAAATACAAGCGTGCGCATGAAGTTAACAGCGCGCGCTACCGCCACTGAAGCTGCGGGTAGGCATTTCGCCTCCATCGCAGACCAGTTCCATGCTTGGCCCGGATTGAAAAATCCGGAAGCCGTTCGCGGAAGTAACTGGACTTCAGTACCAAAAACATTCCGAACCGACCGTGGTATTAACGTGGAACCGATTATCAACACCTTTGTCCAAAAAGGCATTGGGTTATGGATCCGCGAACGGTTGTTAGGGGAAGGTGTGAACCTGCGCGACCAAACAGCCAACCAGCTGCTTGCTCAACTAGGTTCGTCGCTATGGCAGGAAGAATGGGG